CTGGGCGAGGAACGCCTCGCTATCGGCCAGCAGGTAGGCATGCGGCGGAATTTCCGTGCTGTCGAAATCCCACGAGAACGTGCGCAAGCTGGCCATCGCCACGACGAGCGCGGCCCGGTAACGCTGCATGTTGTGGATATCGTCGGCCGTCGCCACGATCAGCGGCGGTTCGGGGCGGTAGGTGCCGCCGGGGCCGGCGTCGTAAGCGCGGGCGTTGAAGTTATCGGGGTAGGGCATGGCGTCCTCCGTTTGTTTGACAATGAGAGTTTGGCATTGCGCGAACCGACACGCAAGAGGTTTTACGCGCTTCGCAAATTTTTCCCGTGTCCCTGCAATTCCCCTTGCGCCGGATTGCGCGCGGTGACAATCTTCGCGCCATGACACCCCTCCGCGAATATCTGTTCAGGCACCGTATCCGGCTGACGCAATTCGCGGCCGATGTGGGCGTGCCAATTTCAACGGCGCACGGCTGGGTGACAGGTCGCAGGACGCCGCCGCTTCATACGGCGGTCAAAATTGAGGAAATCACAAGCGGCGCCGTCAAGGTCCGCGATTTGGTGACGGTGAGGGCGCCATGAGTTCCAACCACTCCGCTGATATCGCGGGCGCGGGCACGCCTGCGGGTGTGGTTGCCACCAGCGCGGGCCGGGGGCAGTTCCCGCGCGTTGGTGGAGAGTTGGGCACGGGCGGGCTTCTCCCCCCGGTTGAGCCTGCGGCGGGGGGCAGGCCCGTGTTCCATCCCCCGCACTTTTCCTCAAACTCGTTCCCGGCCGCTTCGTGCGCGCCGGGGGTGCTTTTTGAGGGGGCGCGCACGCCTGCCAGAAACCGCACAGGCGACCGCTACGGCAAGATGTTGGCGCTGCGCTGCGTCGGCCCTGTGCATGGCGAGGCGGAATACGTCTGGCAATGCGACTGCGGCGTCACGGTGCAGCGCAAGGCGCGGCACGTCGCGCGGATCGGCGAGGCGGCGAACTGCGGGTGCGTGATCCGCGACCTGCGCATCGCACAGGCGGCGCGGCGCGCGGCGAAGCGCCAGGCCATCGCGAAACGCCTCGAAGAACGGGCGTGGACGGCGGAGGACGTGGATGCGCTGCGGCGGGCGTGGATTGATTCCGCGATCCAGAATATGGACCTGCCGGGCCGCTTGGCCCGCACGTTAGTTGCCATCCGCGCCAAGGCGAACGCGCTGAACCTCGGCAAACGGCCTTTGGTTCTCGATGGCAAGCGCCGTGCAGCCGCACAGCGCGCGCTGGTGCAGGAGGCGCGGGCACAGCAGCGCCACCGCATCGAGGCTTTGCAGGAAGAACTGGCGAACCCGGTAGAGCCGGAGCCGCCGGGACTGCGGGAAACCGAACGTCTGGTTCGCGCCCGCATGCTGATCCAGCGCGGCATTAGCGTCGCGTCGGTTGTTTACGGGTTGAAACTGACGGCCTTGGAACTGGCCGCGCTTAAGGGGGTGCGATGAGCGACTGGCCGGGGAAGGATTCGCAGCTTACCGCGTTGTGGGCGGAGGGGTTGCCTACCGCAGAAATTGGCCGGCGGCTGGGCGTGACGACCAACGCGGTAATCGGCCGCGCGCATCGCATCAAACTGCCGCCCCGCCCGCCGGCTATTGGGCTGGAGGCGGTGGAACGGCGCCGGCTGGAGCGATGGGAGAGACTGCGGCCCATCATCGCGGCGGCGTTGCTGGCGGGCCAGTCGATGGAACGCATCGGCCGGCAGAATCAGATCAACCGCGAGACCGTCGGCAAGATCGTGCGCCATTTCGACCTGCGCCGCGCCAAGCCGCCCGCCTCCACCTACGTGCGGCCAGTTGTCGTCAAGCCGGCGTTCCGCGCTCAAAGCGTTTCCGACTTCCTCGCAGCCGGCGGGCAAATCACGCGCTGCCCCGCCGCCGCCGTTCACGCCACGACCGCCGACATGGGCGAGGGGCGGGAGGTGATCCGGGCGCATGCGGTGGCGATGGCGGGGGATGACGGCAACTGGATACAGCGCGCGAAGAAGAAGATGGGGCGGTTTCATTTTGGGGTGGGCCCATGACCGACGACGAACTGAAGCAGGCCACGTACGCCGCTACACGCCGCACGGCCACGCGTCCCGTGCGCGTGATCGGCCAGCCAACGATGGATAGCCCGCCGCGCATTGTCTACCGCGTCGATATGGAGGCGGAGGTGCGGGCGCAGATGAAGGCGGCGGGGTTTGAGTTTGCGGATGAAGCGCCGGGGCGGGGGAATTTCTACTGATGCTGCATCCTGATTACGCGGCGTTCCTTGCCGGCAAAGCCCCTAAGCCGCAGGCCGTGGGCATAGAGCCCGGCGCCATGCCGGCGCACCTATTCGATTATCAGGCCGAGTGCGTGGCTTTCGCTCTGCGCCAGGGCCGGGCTGCGATGTTTCTGGACACCGGCCTTGGCAAGACGCGCATTCAATTGGAGTGGTGCCAGCAAGCCGCCGCCGCCACGAACGGGCGCGCGTTGCTCCTGACGCCGCTGGCCGTGGCGCGGCAGATCGAGCGCGAGGGGCTGGCGCTGAACTACAACGTCCGCGTGATCCGCAGCCAAGACGAAGCGCGTGACGGCATCAATGTATGCAATTACGACCGCCTCGGCGCGCTGGATACGGTGCAGTTCGGTGCGGTATCGCTTGACGAAAGCTCGATCCTTAAGAGTTTCACGGGTGCCACGACGCGGGCGTTGATCGCGTCGTTTGCCGGCCACCGGTTCAAACTGGCATCGACGGCAACCCCGGCGCCGAACGATCATATGGAGCTGGGCCAGCACGCCGAATTTTTGGGCATCATGGCCAGCAACGAAATGCTTGCCCGCTGGTTTGTTTCCGATCAAACCCAAATGGGCCGTTACCGCATTAAGGGCCATGCGGAGGCATTGTTTTGGGACTGGATGGCGAGTTGGGCGCGATGCGCGGAAACGCCAGATGATCTTGGTTTTGACGGCTCGCGTTTCGTGCTACCAGAACTGCGGACCATCCGACACAAGGCCGCCGGAGATATCCGCGCGCCGGCTGGCGCTTTGTTTCTTTCCGACCTTAGCGCAACAAATATTCATGACGTGAAGCGGCAGACAGCCGACGCGCGGGCGGATGCCGTAGCCGCGCTGGTGCATGAGCAATCTGAAGAACCGTGGATTGTCTGGTGCGACACAGACTATGAAGCGGACGCGCTGGCGAAGCGCATCCCCGATGCCGTTGAGGTGCGGGGGTCGCATACGCCAGACCGCAAGGAGTCCGCGCTGGCGGCGTTCTCAGAAGGCGCCACGCGGGTTTTGATTTCCAAGCCATCCGTGTGCGGCATGGGCATGAACTGGCAGCACGCGGCGCGGATGGCGTTCGTGGGCCGCAGCTTCAGTTATGAGGCTTGGTATCAGGCCGTGCGGCGGTGCTGGCGCTTTGGCCAGACGCGCCCCGTCGATGTGCATCTAATCGTTGCTGAGGGCGAGGATCAGATCGGGCGAGTGATTGACCGCAAGTCGGAAGATCATCGCAAAATGAAACGGGCGATGAGCGAAGCGATGCGGCGAGCTCGCGCTCACGCAAGCCGACTGAAAATTCCATACGACGCCAAACACAACGGGAGAATGCCGTCATGGTTGACAACACTCGTGTAGTCCGTTGCTTGGACGAAGCACATGGCGACAATTGGGCACTCTATCACGCGGACTGCGTGGATGTGGCGCGGCAGATGCCCGACAACAGTGTTGACCTTGCCGTATATTCACCGCCGTTTTCTGGTCTTTATATCTACAATGACAGCGAGGCAGATATGGGCAACTGCGCCGATGACGCCGAGTTTCTGGAACACTACCGGTTCCTTGTTCGCGAAATGTACCGCGTGATGCGGCCCGGCCGGATCGTGGCCGTGCATTGCAAGGATCTCGTATTCTACAAAAACCAGCGCGGCAAGGCGGGCCTCCGCGATTTCCCCGGCATGCTGATACGAGAGCATGAGGAAGCCGGCTTTACGTTCCACTCACGCATTACCGTCTGGCGTTGCCCCGTGCGCGAGATGACGAAAACCAAGGCGCACGGGCTGCTTTACAAGCAACTGCGGGCGGACTCGTCATTCTCGCGGCAGGGCCTGCCCGAATATTTTGTCGTGTTCCGCAAATGGGCCTCCGAAGACGACGCGGGCGCCGTGCTGCCGGTGGAGAAGCGCAGCGAAGACTACCCGCTGCCTTGGTGGCAGGAAGCCGCATCGCCTGTATGGATGCACACGCGCGAGACTGACGTTTTGAACGCTATTCGAGCGCCAGGGGACGAAAAGCACATCTGCCCGATGCCTCTGGACCTGACGGAACGATGCGTGGAATTGTGGAGCAACCCCGGCGACGTTGTATGGAGCCCGTTCTCGGGCATAGGTTCCGAGGGCGTGGTGGCGCTGCGGAAGCGGCGGAGATTTGTCGGCACAGAATTGAAGTTAGAATACTGGCGCCAAGCGGCAGGCCATCTAGCCGCCGCCGAGCGGGGCGCGGTGGATTTGTTCTTTGAGGCTGCCGATTGATGCAACTTGAATCCCGCCTGCGCTCCCGCTGCCGGATGTTCCTCACGTCGCACCTTCTCCATCCGTGCTGGTTCACCGCCATCGAGCATGGCCGGAAACACGCCGGCACGGCTGAACAACGCGCCCGTCAGTGGCAACACCTACAGAGCCAAGGCGTCAAGCAGGGCGTGGCCGACGTGCTGATACTGGCACCGGGCTTCGCACTCATGGCCGAGTTGAAGGCCGGCGCCAACAAGCAGAGCGAGGCACAGGTAGCCATGCAGCGCGTCATGGAGGCGTTGCAGCACGGCTATGCCGTGTGCCGCTCCGTCGAACAGCTAGGCGAGGCCCTAGAGCGCCACGGCATCCCGTTGGCGCCCGGCTGGCGGCTGGCGGCGATGCACCACGATGCGGCGCTGGACGTGCCCACCAAGGGCCACAACAAGCCGCCGCGTGCGAGGGCCGCCAAACCCACGGCGCGGGGGTTGGCGAAGTTGGCTAAGGCGCGGGCATCGGGGGTTTTCACATGATGACGATCCTATCCCTGTGCGACTACTCCGGCGCCTGGTCCCAACCCTACGTGGATGCCGGCTATGACGTGGTGCGCGTGGATATCAAGCGCGGGCAGGATATCCGCCTGTTTGAAGCTTTGCCCTTCCCTGTGCGGGGTGTTCTGGCCGCGCCGCCTTGCAACGCGTTCACCCCTGTCAACGGGGGAAATGTATGAGCCCCGACTTTATCGAAATGGCCGGTCAAACCATCGGCAACCTCCAAGTCATCGACTACGCGCGCACAGGCAACCACGGCGCGCATTGGGTGGTGATGTGTCTCGACTGCAAATCGCAGCAGGTTGAGCGTGGGACAAACCTGCGGAAGGCGCAGAAGCGGGTGGGGTCGCAGATTGTTTGCAAGGGCTGCGGCACATGAGCGGCAACCTCAAGATTTCCGGCATGCGCTACGGCTGGGCGATTAAGGTTCCCCCGTCGGAATACAAGCCTAACGGCACGCTGTTCGGGAATTTCGACGGGAACCGGCCTGCGCGGCATGAGATGTATCCGGTCGGCATCTATGCGCTGTTCCCGACCGAAGCCGAAGCGCGGGCATTCCTGCGGGAGCGTGTCGGGCCATGGCGGGGCAAGCGCGATTGCCGCGTGGTTCGCGTGCGCGTTGAGGAAACAATAGAGGAAGTCGATCGGTTCCCGAACCCGCCGCATCTGCGATGGAGCAAGAACGGCAACCACTACCCGCCGCGTCGGCGTGAGAAGGCGGTGTCATGATCCACCTCCACCTCTCAATTAACCCCCGCGCCGGCACAATCACCATCCACGGCGAACGGTGGACCCTCGCAACCTGGCACAAAGCCGCCGAGGGCCAGATGCACGCCACCACTACGGAGGGCGAGCGGGTGACGCTGGCCATGGGCGAGGAGGTGTCGAGCCTGACGATCGGCAACACGGGAAGCGCCCGGCGATGGACCATTCGCGAGGTGGTGAAGGACGGGGCGGCGTTCACGGGCGTGGCGCTTGAAGCGCCGTCCGATGCTTGGCTGGAAGGGTATAACGAGCGGATGGCGGAGAGGGTGAGGGGGTGAAACACCGCCTAGACCCC